TAACTCACTAGGCAACCTTTCTATCAAAAATCTTTTTTGACATTCTCATACGGCTTGTAATAAAGTCATTTTTTAATTGTTTTTCCAATAATTCTTTACTGCCGCTACATAATATTTTGCAAGCTCCTTTTTGGTTGCTTCCAATTTTTCCATGTCTTCTGAATTTGTTATAAATCCGCTTTCAACTATGACACAAGGCGTTGAAGTTTTTCTCAAAAGAGTTGCCCCTCTGTCTTCGTAATTACGAGGCAAGATTTTTCTATCTTTCAAATGTGTTGCTTTAATATTAGCTTCCTGTAAAAATTCCGCAAGTTCCTTACTTCTTTTTGAGTTGTGCCAATATAACATTTCAGCACCTGAAGCTGTTTTATCAGCTGCATTTAAATGAAATGATAGTGTCACATCTCCTTTATTTGCAAGTCTATTTATCTTTTGTGACAAAGTAGAATAGTATTCTTGATAAACTACAACATACTCTACACCTTGATTTTCACATTCTTTTTTTACATAGTTTTCCACAAAATCCTTATTCCAAGCGTGTTCCTCAAAACCATTTCCACACGCTCCTGGATCTCTTTTCACTCCACCATGTCCTACATTCAATATTACTTTCATTTATATCATCTCCTTTAAATATTTTTCTTTTCTATCAACACGATTCAACCATCCAGTCAAAAAATCTTGTTGTGTTTTATCCTTACTTACTAAATATTTATAAAAATTTCTTTGCATTTCATGATATTCTTTCAAAAAAGTTTCAGGATTTATTTTATTAATAGCTTCAACTGTCTTGGGTCCAATTATTCCATCTACAGTTAAATTTGAGCCAAATTTATTTGCTACAATCTGGGCTTTCTTCTTTCCTGTTTTTCCACTATTTACAATCCAGTCAAAAATTGAAAGAGCTATTTTATCACTTACTATTTTGTCAAGATGATTCCCCTTGTAGTATATTTTTTCATAAATTTTTTCGGCATCCGATTTTTTAAATTTTCTCATATCTCCTATATACCCTAGATATGTTTTAGCGTCTTCGTGTGTTATTCCAAAATTTGTTGCTCCACCTTTATCATTTTTATCATTAGTATAACCGCCTTCAACTTTAAAGATATAATCTAAAAATTTGTTAAATCTGTCGTTCATCTATGCCACTTCCTTTTCTTTTATTAATTCCATATTTTTTAAATACTTAAACAATTTGGACGGATTAAATTGATAGCCAATCCTGTCTTTTAATGATTTTAGTTTATAAGTCAACGTAAATTGTAAAGCATAATCTATTGCATTTAAACAAAACTCACTGCAAAAATATCTATCGTCATCTTGTACCTTATTAGCATAAAAAAACTGTCCTAAAATTCCTAGATAGTCGTATCCTTTGCCTTGTGCTGTTTTAAAAAATTCAATAATATCTTTCGCATCAATATTACTATCTAACTCATAAATATCCATATTTTTCAAATATTTAAATTTTTGTGTTCTTACTCCTCCAGGATTAGATAAAAATACTTGATTATTGTAAATAAATTCGGCATGTGAATATTTTCCAAATGTCCACAACGCTATTAAATGTCCTACAAGATGTTTAGGTTTGTGAAAACATATATATAGTTTGTCTTTTTCTAATTCCATAATTTCTCCCTCTACATATTTTTATATGCTTTTTCATATTCTTCTTTTGCATTATATTTTTTTAATTCCTCGTCAGTTAGATTTTCCAAATTATGTGTCAGCAATGTTTCTGCAGCCATTGATTTAGTAGTCTGTTCTTGCATTATGTTTGCCATTTTCATCATGTCCTGTATAGTTAAATTTACATATTTCTCACTATTTTCCTTTGTATAAAATTTCCAATTCTCAAAAGTTGTTTTCTTCAATGCTTGGCACATTACGACAATTCTTGTTAAATTTGATTGATCTATACTCCTGTTATTTTGCAAATATGTCACACCATCAATTTCAAATTCAAATGGTGCAATATCACGCTCAACTCTTAAATCGTATAATTCTTTTTTTATTTCTTCTATTCGTTTGTCTCTATTAAATACAATTTCACCATTTTTTATAGTTTCATAATTCTGTAATTCTACAACTTTTCCATTCACAAAATATAAATTTGGATTTATTTTTACTTCCTGATATTCTATTTCTTCCACTACATCTCCAACCATTGTTGGTGCTAATACTGAAACATCTTTACTTGTGCTCAATACCAAAAGACTATCTTTGTTATACATTACTTTTAAAGTTTCTGAATCAAATTCTTTTTGTTCTTTATACCAGTCATTATCTTTTTCGTCATATATCCCAATATATTTGAAATCCTTGTCTTCTATTATTTTTATTTTATCTACTATAAATTTTTTCATTTTTACCTCATTTCTAATTTTTATTTACGCAAAATAAGCGTTTAACCATTGCCCATTTCTATGAAATTGCAATATTCTCATTTGTATAAAATCTCTATCATCTATATCGTTATCATCGTTCCAGATTCCAGTAACTACATACCCATTTCGCTCAGTCGGTATTTGTTTGAAAGGTAACGTTATATACCCAGCTAATCTTATTTCATAAATTCTATTGACTTGAGCGTCATTTGCTTTATCCCAAGCATTGTGAGCTCTTCCCCATAGATTTCTTCTATCTGCATCCATATCATTCATCCTGTTATCCCTAACTGCCATATCGTGATTATCCATTATTTCGCACCAATTTCCACCATTCCTGTTAGGCACTTTGTAATATGCACGACCACCATTTAGGTGATAAGCTCCCATATAATTTCCAGCTTCATCATACATATAATGATGCCTCGCACTCCATAAATCAACTCCATTGCTTCTTACAAACTCTGTTGTATTATCTTTCACTCTATATCCTTTCGAGAACGGTACATACGGTGTTAAATCGGGCTTGGGTGACACTTGTTTAATCGTTTGATAATCAATTAGTCCAAAAGTATTTTCCGTTGCTGGTTTCAACAATTTACTTAAATATTTTACTAATGATTTTGCTGTCAGTATTTCATCGTTATTAAGAGTTTTTATAAAATCTGAAATCTGTGATTGTAAATTCTTTGCAACCATGTTTTGCAATTCATTTGACTGATTTTCAACAGTATCTAGTGAATGTATTCGAGCTATTCCTTCTTTCGTTTCCGTTGCTACATCTGTATATTTCACCCTCTTAATTAATTCGTCATCTATTATTTTATTGTCTTCAACAAAATCAATTCTTTTAGGATATTCACTCCCTATCCATTGATTAAGTCCTAAACTTGTTTTTTTCTGTGCTGGCATTTTTTACCTCCTACTCCTTATATTTTTCTCTATCATCCCAATTTAAATTTAAACTATCCCAAACGTCCCATGTCTTGTTATATCTGTCAAATTCATCCCAAGTCATGTAGCTGTAAACTATTTTATATCCTAAATGGGCTGGCTTATTTAACTCTATAAAATTAATAAAATTATTTAAATTGGGTGGTATTCCATAAATACTTGTAAATCTTATAATAAAATAGTATTCGTTAAATACTTCTGTTACTTCAATTTCCCCATTTGTAAATATTCTAGCCTGTTCTTTTAAATTATCGAGAGAAAATATTCTTTTAGATAACAGACGGAACAGAATTCTCTCTCTTCTGTCCTGTAAACTCAACCTTGAATCTGCTTCCAGATTCATAAATTTTTCATATTTCAGAATCTGTTCTTCGTTAAAAAAGTTTAAAAAAATAAACTCCTTGTATTTCTCAATATCATTTTTTATTTTTTGAGCCTCTATTGTTAAACTTTTTATTAAATCAACCTGTAGACTATTTCTTGCAACTTTGGAGATTACTTTTATTTTACTGTTCATTGATAACAACCCCAGTCACTATTAATATTTCATTGCTTTCTACAGTTATGTTTCTGATGTCATTGTTTATCAGGACTTTGCAGTCTTCAATTCCATTAATAGATAAAACTATTTTTTCAATTCTGTTAATTGATAAAATTTCCTTACTGTTTAAAGTGTATAGCGCCGAATTATCTTTTATCATCTGCTTTATTTTTGAACTAATTAGATCTGATACGGTATTTAACTTTATTCCTGGACTTAAAATAACGCTTACAGATATAGCAATATTCTTACCGTCAAAACTTGTTACTGTAACATTGGCTCCAATTGGTCTACCGTCAATCTGCTCTATCCTTCTTTTTACCTTCTGTATCAGCTCATTATCAGCTAAGGCATTATTGTAATTCGAGATTCTGACTCTTACTGTTCCGTTTCCATTCCATAGCGGTTCAACTAACACTTTTCCTACTCCGTCTATTTCTTTTGCCCATTTCTCATAATCATATATATTACCACTATGTGCTGGTTTTAATATTCTTTCCTTCGCTCTAGATATTAAACTGTCATTAGGTTCCTTTTCATAACCGTTTGTAAAAGCTTTTTCATTAGTCACTGTAAAAATGTCAGCGTTAGCTATTTCAAAATTTACTATCTCACCTATAGCACAGTTCCCAATCTCTCCTGTTTGCAAGCACTCCACTTCCGCAACTGCTTTTCCGTTAAAAGCTATAGTCGTATCATAAAGCAGCTTGTATTTTGTGCTGTCCGTTTTCAATACTATTGATCCTGCAGATATTGTAGTATCAGCTTTCCCTGTTATTAATATTTCTCCTCTTGCTTTTGTTCCCTGCTTTCTCGTCACTCCGAAAAGCATCGCATGATAATCTATAAATTCATCTTCTGTTGCAGTATCAATAAAAGTTTGCTTAACCCAAAATTCTAGCAATTTATATATTGCTTCAGCTTCTATTCCGTAAGCACTTGCAAGGTCAAAATTAAATGTTCCTTCTATTTTAGAAAAATTATTTTCCAAATTAGATAAAAACTTATTCCTTGCTTCTATTTTATTCACTGTATAACACCTCACTTTCTCCATAAACGGTAGAAACATTAAAAGAGACTTTTAAATTATTATCATCGTTGTTGTAGTTTAATTCAAAATTATAGCAGTCCAAAATATACGGATTAACTAATAAACAATCTTTAATTTCCGAAATAATTAAAGCATTTTTTATACTTTCCTGATAAACTGTACCAATATGTACATCTAAATCATTTCCATAACTATCCGAATGTATTTCGTAAAAATTTCTTTTAGTTTTAAGTGCCTTAAATATCCATACTTTGAGTGCTTCATTTCCGCTTAATTCAACAAGGTTATTTCCATTTCTCAAAGGTTCCAGCGTATCAAAATTAATTGCATATTCTTTAAACAGAGGTAATTCCTTTTTTTCTTTTTTTTCGTTCTGTTTCAAGAACAATTCTTCAAAATCCATATTTACACTCCTTCTATTGCACCACTTGGCATTTTCACTATTTTACTAACTACCACATAATTTATCCCTAGCACTAAAACTAGCACTTCATCTCCAACTTTTAAAGTGTCTTCAAACCATATATCCTTACTACTTTTATAAGTTCCAGAACCTTTAATTGTCGAATGGTCATGGGTGTGTGAAGCAGGTCCATTTCCTATCGCTGTTTGAGTTGTAGCATTAATAGTTATTTCATCAATAACACCGTCTATTTTATAAGTTCTGTGATAATGTGGTAATAAGAAATTAGAACAGTAAATCTGCTCTGAAGGTATTTCCACATTATCAAATTTTATTTTTAATTCAGGCGGTGGACTAGTGACACTAGCTCTTATAAAATTGTTGGATTGCTGTTGCACTCCGTTATCAATCATATCGTTAAGTATTTCAAACATGCTCATTATTTAGCACCTACCTTTTTCTTATTTTTCTCATTTGTCTTACTTTTCTCACCTTTCTTGTTTTTCTTGCTCTTTTTACTTTGTGATTTTTTCAATTTTGGTTTTTCTTCAAATTCGGATTTATCCATCACATTTTCAAAAGTTAATTCTATATCACAATAATACATATCATTTTCCCAAGTATGTGTATCATTTTTTACTAAAAAACTACCAACAAGGTTTGTATGTGGTTCGTGTATTCCTATTGAATAACCGCTTTGTATCAAAACATTACCAAGACAAGTGATATTTCCTGTTTTTTCAACACTTTTCAACATCTCTTTAGCATTGCTGATATTATCCCTATCCTTGTCATACTGCATTACTTTTTGAAATAATCCGTATTTTTCCTTGTCTTCTTTATTTTCTACTTTATCTACTATTTGTTGTTTTTCTTTTTCAGTTTTATAGATAACAATTTGATTCACCATTTGTTCAATATCTTCACCATATTTAGAACTTTTTATATCTTTCTCAGAATTTAGCATAACATCTGCCAAACTTCCTTGTTCCACAACTTCTATTTTTCCATCATTACTAACAATAGAATATATTTTTTTATCTTTTCTATGCTGAATCGTATAAGCGTTCAAAATTATTTGATATCCACTCTTATTAACTGCTGGATAAGTGCAATCCACTTTGTCTTCAGGTATATTCCCAACTTCCAATTTCAACTCTCCACAAATTTCTTTTAATATTTGTGACGGCTTTTTCTTATTAAAGTTTTTCACAAAATAATTTTTATTAAGATATATGGAGTTATCAAAACAATTAAAAGTCCTAATTTTACTATCTCCAACAACTTCAACAGAAAAAACTTTACCAATAAATAATTTATCAGCATCAACATAGAATTCCACTTTATCTCCTAAATTAGCAATTTGATTATCATCTAAATATTTTACTTCTAATGTTCGTGATGTTCCATTTATTCCACCCTTCCAAGTAATTCGTTCAAATTTTTTTATGTGTTCTTTATCATTAATCACAATCTTTAACATTTCCAAACTTCCTTTTTAAACTTTAATCAAGCTATCAATTTTTTCTTTTATTTTATTTTTTAATCCGCTCTTTAAATTTTCAAATCTCTCTTCCAGTTGATACTCTTTAATTGGCGAAGTCTTCCCAGTATATCGCTCATAAAGTTCATTAACATCATCAATCAATCTTGTCTGTTTCCGAGCTTCTATCAAATCAATTGTAATATCAATATCTCCTGTTCTCTCTATTATTTCATATTCCAACTGTTCAATATAACATTTAAAATAAATACTATAATTAGCACTTACCAAAGTTAAAACTTCTTTACTATCTTTATATTTCTCCAATTTTTTTATACCACTCATCGGCGAGTGAGGATTTAGT